ATTTATACAATTAAATTTTTCACTAAATCCATTATTGTTTATTTCAAGCTGTCCAGGAATGTTTGGAACATTCTTGCTTGAGATTCTGACAACTGCTTCGTTGTCATTCTTTTAATATCGGATTTAAGCTGTTCAGCCATAATCCACGACTTTGTAGATGCGTTATACACCCACTCAGCCCCTTCCATAACACCTTCAACAAAAGCATCAGGAGCAGAAGGATCTGCAACGATATCAGCAGCAGTAGCTAACATGAAATCATCCTGCACGAGGTTCACGCCGTTTTTCTGAACAAGCGATCCCATACCTCGTGAAGATACACCAAGCTGTGCGCCTTCATCGATAAGTGACTTAACAATCTTACCGTATGGTGTATCCATAATCTTTGCTTTTCCAACCCAATTAGAACCGTCAAGCTTCAATGATTTAATCATATGAGAAACTCGGTCCAAATTAATTGAAGGAGAATCAGGATGACCTAATTCACCAAAAGCACGATTCTTTGCAATATATTCTTTATTGTAACGGTTAACTTCCTTCTCCATGATATCCTTTGGATACATGCGACCGTTACGATTCTTTAAATTAGATTGTAGAAAAACACCTTCAATAAAGTACGATTTTTCTTTCGTACCTTTGGCTTCTTCTATAATTAATTTAACTTCTTCTGTGTGTTCTTTAATGAGCTTCACTATATTTCCTTATGGAGCTACGTAATCTGGACTACCGTTGATTGTTGTGCTAGCGCCAACTCGTGTTGGATCATCATATGAACCGTATGTAGCATCTTCAACCATCGTCTTATAGCCACCAATCTTGCGAACTCTCAGCCAGCATGAACATTGAGCTCCTGAAATCGTCACAACAATGCTCGATGTCGATCCAATGCTATCAGGAATCATGTCTTGACCGCTAAAGTCAAGGAATCCAGCGGCATTGGCTTGAAGAGTCATAACTACAACACTGTTACGAGTGATTGTGATGATTCCATCAGCTCCACCTGTCCACGTTACTCCTGCAATCACTGCAGTTTGAGTCTCGCCGTTAAGGGCTTGTCCAACAGACAGCAAATCAGTAGCCAGGGCAATAGTTGCTGCAGCATCAGTTCCTGATACTTTTACGATAGCTTCTTGAGCTACGTTTTTTAGAATAGTTTTAACAACTGCCATGTTTATTCCTCTATCTGGTCTACAACATTTAAAAAGTGATCAGCTGATTCGCGCATATACTTAATGACATCTTCATGATGCCCGAATATATTATTTATGCGTTGATACAAGTCCTCAGATATTACAATTGAGGTGCCGTCATTTAATTTAAAATCTAATTTATTTTCAACTAAAGTATCTAATTTATTAATTTTACGTATACTGTATGAGACAGGATCAGTATTAAATACTTTTGATGTTGCTAATTCAACATAACTTTCAATAAGAGTATCAGTAACTTTAACATCTGTATGATGTTCTCTGATTATATTCATAATCTTGTTATCAGATATTTCACTATATAAATCTTGTTGAATTTCTTTTTGAACTTGATCCTGTACTTTTGATTCTTTAATATAGAGTCTTGCTTGCTCTACATTTTCAAATAGGGTAGGAACATTGTCGATAAAAATTGCCCCATCATCACTTTCTGTTATGACGTGATCATAACAAGACGTTTGGGTCTTTACACTAGACCCAATTACGTTCTTGTATAGAGATGTTTGGAGATCTTTATAGTTCATTTGACGTGTTTAACTTAGCCGCCCATTTCTGAGAAGTCATCCAACTCAGTATCCGATAAGTGCTCGCCAGCTTTAACATGGTCAGCAAAGTTTTTGCCAACAGCGTGAACTTTATACTTACCTTTACCTACAGGCTGAACGTGAACAGCGTCTGGGTGGACCTTACCCATTTCTTCTTCTACTTGGTCAACTTCTTCAGATTGAACTTGCTCTTCAACTTTGAACATATTTGTAGCAACATCTTGTCGCATTGAGTCTAAACGCTCTGCAATGCGACCGGACATTTCAGTCTCAAATGCTGTTTGAATTGCTACCGAATCACCTGCTGCAATTGCGTCAATTAGTTCGCGTGCGCTCATTGTCCATCTCCCTGTTGAGCTTGTTGATCAAGCATTGGTTGTTGTTTGGCTGCTGTCATTTCACCTTCATGAGATGCAAAGTCAAGTTGATCTTCACGGTCAACTTCCATTTCCTTTTGCATCGTGTCGATTTCATCCTCTGTTTGCATCAGGACGTTTTTACGTACCCATTCACTTGAGAAGTACTTTCCAACAAAAGGATCAATAACTTGAAGCAAAGCCATTCTATTGTTAATAATTTCAGAATTCTTCATTTCACTGAAATGATTATCTCTTTGAAAATCAAATCTGATTAAGTATGAAATATCATCCCATTCATCAGCTCTGATAATTCCTTTAGTAATCAATTGAATTCTCAACGCATCTTTAAAGATAGATGAGAATTTCTTACGTAGTCTTTCAATAAACTTACCAAACTTAATTTCTTCACGTGTAATTTCGTTTGTTCTACCAAGACTAAAGTTTTGATTTGGCTGCAGTCTTGATACTGGAACATTAAGCGATTTATATAGTTTGTTCTGAAAGTACTCTACGTCTTCAATCTGTCCAAGGTTTTGTCCACCAGCTAGAGTGGTAATTTCTGTTCCTTTACCACCTTCTCTGCGAGGCATCCAGAAATCTTCCATAAGGGATAGGTGCTGTCGGTTATCTTTAACTTCACCGGTTGCAGCATCGTATACCACTTTGTTTCTGAACTTAACCATGATATCATTGACGTATTGTTCAGCCTTCACTTTAGGCAGATTTCCAACATCAATGTAAAAAATTCTACGCTCAGGAGCTCTTGATATTCTATATATCACCAAAGCATCTTCCATCATCTTTAACTGATTGACTGGTTTGATAGCTTTATGTAGATAGCTCAATATCATATTAGTGTTTGCGTCAAGTAGACCTGACGTACAGCTAATAATAGAGTCAACTGATATTTTGACACCTTGAGTAGTTTGCTCTGTAATTCCTCTATCATTGTAAAGGAAATACTCTTCAATAGACTTAACTACTTCAACGCCTTTTGGATTCTTTTCTTTTTTGACGTTCTTTATCTTACGAATCTTGCGTGGATCCACAAACCGTAGTTCTTGAATCCCATCTTTTACTCTATTTTCATCTAGCAACACATGATAGTTTAATCTTCCATCGATGTACCATTGACGGAACATATCATGTCCTTTTTCGTCAAACTTGTACAGCCGAAGAACTTCATCAAACTCATCACGAATCTTCTTTTTAATAGAGTCCGACATTTTCAAATCGTCGAGAACAACCGTAACTGTCTTACTATCAGACTCAGATACGATTGCTTCATCTACGATATCTTCAATGGCGGCATCACAGTCAGCATACTGAGCAGATTCACGGTACCTGCGGATGAGATCGTTTTTATTTTTAACGATGCCTTCGAGGTCAACAACAAGACCGTAATAAGCTGCTGCACTATTGACAACAGTAGAGCCATCGTCAGGAGTAGGAGCAACAATGCTTTCTATTTCCTGCGACGGCTTTTTCTTTTTAATCTCAAAACCAAAAAAATTCATAATTATCCTGTATATACCGTATTAGATACGGTCTGGGATGAAGTAGTTGTATACAAACTCAACATCAAAAAGCTCAATCTGGTTATTCTGTTCAAAATCAAGTGTAATTGGTCCTACGTTTACTGGATAAGCATTGTAGAATTTATACGACTTGATAGTTGCATCATTACGGTCAAGTTGATATACTGTCATATCGACTTGGTAGTCGCTTGGACGCATAATACCATTAGTTGCTGAATAATTAAGAATACCATTCATCCATGTTTCCATAACATTACGGATAAGGAAGTTGGTATCGTTAAATACGCTAACAGACCAAGGTTGGAATGTACGCTCACCAGCAAAGTGCACTGGACGGCCGCGATAAGATGCTGTGATATCTTCAATAATAGAAGCTGGTAGTGTTGTTGCTCTACACAAAAACTGCGCTGCATTACCAGCTGCTGTTGATACTGCTCCAACAAACGCTGGGAAAGTTAATTCAACGCGGAACTGATTAGGGCGAGCTCCGCCACCCTGCATCTGTGCTACGAAACCTGAAATAGTTGACATTGCTTGTTCTCCTTAATAGGGAGCCCGAAGGCTCCCGTTATATGTATTTATTAGCCGCTA